CCTATTATTGCGGATGCAGAGGCAGGATTTGGCGGTGTCCTAAATGCCTTTGAGCTGACGAAAGCCATGATTAAGGCGGGTGCTTCTGCCGTTCATTTTGAAGATCAACTATCCTCTGTCAAGAAGTGCGGTCACCTGGGTGGAAAGGTCTTGGTCCCCACTAAAGAGGCCATTGATAAGTTGGTAGCAGCCCGTCTTGCCGCTGACACCATGGGTGTTCCACTTCTAGTTGTAGCACGTACCGATGCAGAAGCCGCGGATTTACTCACTTCTGACTATGACGCCAATGATCAGCCATTTATTACAGGTGCACGTACAGCAGATGGATTCTTTAAAACAAAGAAAGGTCTTCAACAAGCCATTTCGCGCGGCCTTGCCTATGCTCCCTATGCGGATATGGTATGGTGTGAAACAGGTAAGCCTGATTTGAAGTTCGCAAAGGCCTTTGCAGATGCCATTCTAGAGAAATTCCCTGGAAAGCTACTTGCCTACAATTGCTCACCCTCTTTCAATTGGAAGAAGAATTTGTCTGATAGCGAGATCGCCGTCTTTCAACAGGAGTTGGGCAAATTAGGATACAAATACCAGTTTATTACTCTTGCAGGTATTCATTCTATGTGGTACAATATGTTTGACTTGGCAAAGGATTATATGGAGCGTGACATGACCGCCTACATTGAGAAAGTTCAGGAGCCTGAATTCCAGGCACGTTCCAAGGGTTATACCTTTGTTTCTCACCAGCAGGAAGTTGGTACCGGCTATTTTGACGAGGTAACCAATGTGATTCAGTCAGGCCTGTCTTCTACTACGGCATTGGCAGGATCAACCGAGAAGGAGCAGTTTTAAATAAATCATGCGATAATTTATGTATTAATTTACTACAAGTAATACATAGGTTTTATCATGTCACTCTGTGTGCATAATATACGTCAAAGTACAATGAATATGGAGAAGCTTATGAAGCTATCATTGGAAAATGTTCCACAATTATTATCTCTGTATCAGCGTACATCCTTTCCATTAAAGGGTAAACATGTGGCGCTTTGCCTTGAATCTCGATTTTCTCCAATGATGGAGCGTGTATTGATTCAAATGTCTCGATTTCTAACAAATGAATGGTCTGTTATCCTCTATGTAACAGAAAATGTATATTCATCCTATCAAGAATTATGTCAACGCCTAGGAAATGGAATTCAAGTCATGTTACTTCAGCGTACCCTATCTGATATCTCTCACTATAATGAAATTATGATGGATATATCCTTTTGGAAAGAATTTGAGCATTTTCAAAAGGTTCTAATTTTTCAAACAGATACGATGATGTATCGATCGGGCATTGAACAATTTTACGAGTATGATTATGTAGGTGCTCCATGGCCTACTGAATTGCGATTGCCTGTCTGTGTAGGAAATGGAGGATTTTCTCTTCGAACGATCTCTGCTATGATTGATTGTCTATCTAAAAGAAAAAATATTAAAATTCCACCTTATACGCAATATGTTACGAATGCAAAGCGTCTTAAAGGCAAACAGCCTGAAGATGTATTTTTTTCACAGGGAATGTCACAATTAGGATATAAGATTCCATCTAGTATCATTGCATCCTCTTTTTCAATTGAAACTATAAAGCATAATCATCGTACAATTGGATCACATCAATTGGATCGATTTGCACCGTTATTATCAAATACGTTATTGATAAATAGTGTTATGCCTTATTTTATACCTGAATTACTTGAACGACAAAATCATCGATTTGGATGGAATTATGTTATGTCTCATTTATATTCAGTCTGTACCAATCCAAATGGTATTTATTTAAATACATGGGCCGATGTACACTATTTATTTCGTAAACCGGTGCGAACAACCAAACCATGGGTAGGAATCTTTCATTTTACACCCGTTCATACACAAATTTATCACAAAAATTGTAATATTGATCTTTTGCTACAAAATGATATTTTTATTCATGATTTAACTTATTGTAAAGGGATTTTTACACTATCGGAGTATATGCAACGACATGTTAAAGACATGTTGGCATCCATTGGATTTTCACATATTCTTGTAGAGCAATTATATCATCCTGTTGATTTTACAGCAGAACTATTTGATCCTGATCAAATTGATAAGATTCAAACTATTATTTCTCTAGGAACACAATTACGATATAATAGTACTATTTATAAATTGAAAACAAATCATAAACGTATTTGGTTACCAGGACGAAATCGCGAGGATTGTTACCAGTTTTTAGAGGATGAATGTATTGAGTTTGGAATACCATTAACAGAGGAAGAATTTTATAAAGTGTCAATTGAAAAACTACCCGATGATGAATATGATTGTGTTCTTGGTACAAGCTTTGTTATCATTGATTTAATAGATGCAAGTGCAAATAATTCTATTATTGAGTGTATTGCACGTAATATTCCCTGTTTTGCAAGACGACTTCCTGCAGTAGAAGAATATATTGGTTCTACCTATCCATTACTATTTACAAATCAAGCGGAGCTGGAATCCATGCTAGAGAATAAAGAACTAATTCGATCGGCATACCAATATTTAGTTGATCATCCTGAATTAAAAACAAGACTGAAAATGGATACCTTTTTACATGGTATTCTTCAATCTAATATTACAAAAGAAATTTTTAATATATCGAATGATGTTATTACAAGTCCATTTCATGATCAGACGCCTGATGAAATTACAAAAATAGTATATCGTGATTTAATGATACAAGATCATGATGTTACATGGGATAAATGGGCATTTTATACTAAAATTGAAGGTAATATACTATACGATGAAGATGTCATTCGTGCTATAAAAAAAGGGAAAGAAATTGCAATGCAACTATTATTGATCAGCCCATCACTAACAATAAACTATGGTAATCATTCTACATTTATTGATATTACACATGACGTACTTTCAACATGCATTGAATCCGTTGATTTTCAGGTAAATGGTATTGTAGATCGCAAATGGTGTATTTATATTCCGGCAGGAAAAGAAATACGAAATCAGCTATTTTATGATCCACTGTGTGATGTTGATAAAGTAATCAAAGTAATACAGTATGGAATTACAACATTATATGATACAAAGACAAGTTATTTATTAACAATCGTATAATCGTGTTTAATAAACAAATATAAATCTAATTTAACTAACTAGAGAATGTCACATAAAATAAGTTGTTATATCAACTTATATAATGATTTTTATTTATTAGATTATATTATTCCACAACTTGTATCATTTGTTGATGAAATTGTAATTGTTGATGGACCCTATGAGTGGTGTATTGAATCATTCAAACAAGCAGGTGTATATTATGATGCATATCCTCCTGAAATTCAAAGACTAATAGGTCAATATCCCTCTACGATTAAATATAGTTATCGCATATTTAAAGATGAATATGAAAAAAGAGTGTATGGATATAATCAGTGTACACATGATTTAATACTATTAATTGACTCTGATGAATTACTCTATTTACCCATGATTGAATTAAAATCATTTTTAGAATCAAATCAACCCGTTGGATCTTGTCCTATTATTAATATGTGTAATTTTGGATATTTATTCACAAACGGAAGTGCAAGAAAAAATATCTTTTTTAATAGAAAAGTAATATCGGCAGAAGATCATATTGATTATTTATGGTTAGTAGGTGTAAAACAGAAAGCTCCAAATTTTCATCTTATCTATTATATCCAATCATGTATGATCTATCATTTATCTTTATTTAGAACAAAGGAATCATTAATCACAAAATATATTTTTTATATTTCTCTTTATTCACAGGGTAAAGTAAATAATATATTTAGTACATATAATTCTATATTTTCAAAAAATATCATAAAAGAGGTTTTTTCTAATTCAAGAATTGAAATGTTAGGATTGCCTTCAAGTCAAATTGTATATGATATGAATAATAATAATGAAATATTAGATAACATTATCAAACCACTACAGTCATTTGATTCATTTTACTTACAAAATAAAGTAGGATCATCTATTTTATCTTCTGTTCCATTTTATGCAGTTATTCATCATCATCCAATAAAATCACAATATCAAATTACAATAAAATTAAAAGAATTTGTTCCTACCGCATTAATTAAAATTCATTATATAAATCTAAATGACGCTCTTATACATGATTCAAAAATATTTGAATATAAAAATACAAATGAATTCATATTATCATATCATATACCATCGGATCCAGTTGTAATAGACATTATTGAATTATGTACATGGGGATTAGATCATACCATTAATAGAATTGAATTCATAGAAATAACGGATTAATGTTCTCTTTAACGTACTCTTGTAGTACTTTTGCAAATTTACTCTTACTATCCGCAAATGGAATTGTTTGATCGCATTCTAATACAGTATGTGTAAGCATATTGTGTGTAAAATTATTATTTGTATAGTTAAATGCTATAAATTTAATATTCTTATTATATGTATATAATAAATCATATAATGTAATAAGGCTATCTTTTTTATCAATATTATTATAAATATTGTCATAATGATTCACACTAATAAATAATAAAGGTTGATTTGAAAGAATAGCAGTAATTAAACGATTATATCTTCTTTTATATTTATCTGTTATTTCTTTGAGATCATTTTCTGTAAACAACTCTAATTGACTATGCGATGTATCATGCCAATAGTGAAAATGATAGATTTTATCACTATAAAAATATCGATCTCCAAATAAAAGTATTTCAAATGAATCTTCTAATGTATTTAGTTTATGTGGACATTCTAGTAATTCTTTACATTTTAATGTAATTTGTTCAATAAAACTATGTCCAATATAGTCAAATGGAAATGCACATGTACGTAATGACACCATATTAAATTTGTCATCAATGCATTGACATGTATAACATTCTTCACCTAAAGGAATAATATAATCATAGTTTGATTGATTAGGTATCATACTATATTAAATATAATTAATTAAATAACTTGCCGTACTATATAGTATATTATAATAACTGCGTATAAGCTCTTTAGATATAATTAATTATAGAAACATCCTTCTAATAGATCACAATTGGTATAGTAAAGACTATAGTTAATTAATAATCTCCGGATAATGGGTCATTTTTAGATCAAACAATAAAATATTTCTTGTCTGCTTTCCTAAAGATACACATAAAATTAAGAATGGAGATTTTTTATAATAATAAAATATATATATACATACTAAAAATGGATATAGGAATTATAATTAATACATGTAAAAATTATTATAGAAATCTAACAGAATTAATTCCACAATTATCTTTACTTCCTATTCCAAAAGAAAATATTATAATTATCTCTGGTCAAGAAGACAATGAATCAATTATATATGAAAGTGGTATTAAAATAATAAAGGTATCCTATACTGCACTTCATTTAACATGTGCAGTATATTTAAATGAACATATAGATGAATATCCTAACATTACCTATTGGCTTATATTGCCCGATACTATTAAACTAGGTGATAAATTTTTTGAAAGAATTATCTACTATTATAATTTATATTTAAAAGAACAAACCCCTTGTAGTTTGCCATTTATTAGTCCATATGTTAGACCTACGATGGACATGGGATTTATTCATAGAGATCACTTTTACACTATGTCAAATTATTTATCTACATTAAAAATATATTCTACTGAAAAAACACAACTTATTCAATTAAAAACACGATTAATTTATAATGAAGATGTGATATTTGGTCTACCTCCTACTGTAGCAAATACACCTATTTCATTTGAGTATAAAAATAATTATGTTAAACCAACTGTATTTATTACAAATCATGCTCATGAACTAAATGAGACCCCTTTAGAAAATGGCTTTATTAACTGTGTATATATTCAATTATTAGATCTATATAAGTATCAACGAAACTATAAAGGATTTGATATGGATCTTGTATTTGAGTTAGATAACCCTAATGCGTAAAAGTCATTAAATTCTTGTCTCCTACGGAAATAGCCCGCTGATAGCTCAATTGGTAGAGCGGAGGACTGTAGTCGTTTGTTGGATATCCTCAGGTCGCTGGTTCGATTCCGGCTCAGCGGAGTCTTTTTTGATATCATATCATGATCTCAAAAATGACATTTTATTCTAAATTTAGACACGTTTAATAAACAATTGAGAATTTTGCAGTTTGAATCCCTCAAAATAAGAGGAATAAATGGATAGAAAATGTTGAACCCCTTCATTAACCTCTCGATCATGCATATCATCAAAAATAATCCATCCTCCTTTCTTTATTTTCTTGCAACTTAGAACGGCATCTTCAAGTACATAACGTTTTTCATGATTTCCATCAATATAGATAATATCAAACGATTCATCCAAAAATGTAGGGACAATATTCTCTGATAAGCCACGATGAAGATAAACCTTATGAAGGTCTACAGGGGATAATTTGGAAAGATTTGTAATAAATGTCAAATAATTACATGACTGTTTCCGCTGATATTCATGATAGCCATCATAATCAATCCATGGATCCACACAATGAATCTGCGTATCAGAATGTTCAGCATAGGTCTTCATGTAGCTACACACATTGGCACCATGATAGGCGCCAATTTCCATGATACGAATAGGACCTGTGGGAAGAGGAATAATTGTTTTCCATTTATAGGACAGGTTATATACATTTCCCTGGAATCCTTCAGGAAGTTGTGTCTTTTCAAAATCATTAATCTTGGAATAATCGTAGCGATTCTCCATCTAGGAATAAACTGCAAAAGATGCTTTACGCCCTATTATGATCAATAATGCATTTGCTTTAATTTGTATTTAATTTCATTATAAAATGATCATAGATTGATTTATGCAGAACAGCATGTATACGTTACACCTACTTGTGGATTTCCTACACAACCACCCGTCTGATACCTGCAAACTTGATCTGTAAAGTAGTAATTGGGTCCAAGCTGGTTCGCGCAATAGTTACACATCCATGCACATCCTGTTCCAGCACTGACGCTGAATGAGATGCAACCATTAGTGATTTCAGTGCAGGTTTGGGGGACAAGTGTGGCTGGAGGTAGGGTAGCTTTTACAGAGTACGTGACAGACAAAAGGGCAAGAAGGGCAAAGAGGAGACGCATTCTATATAATAGAATATGATTTTCTTTAAATAATTACTATTTTTAATAAAAAGTAGAGTGTTACGCACTACGAAGTGCATAACATTGATACAATAATTGCACCAGCGATACAACACAACAATATTGTATATCGTAGAATGTTTCTATTATAAATCATCTGTACTGTATTTTGATCGATATGTATTATTTCTACATTTTTATGCACATCTTTCATGCATAGAGGACATCGTGCACGAATCATAATCCAGTTCTCAATACACTGTTTATGATATTCATGATGACACTCTAGTTCTTTCCATTCCATTTCTGCATCATCTAAACAAATGATGCACTCTTTTTTCTCTTCCTGTGTATGATTTATTTCCATTCTGCATGATATGATATCACTTCCTTTTCAATTTTATACAGTAATCGCAGGAAGTGAACCACTCAAGGATGTAACGTAAACCGTTATATGGGTTTGATTAGACATGATCTATTACGATACTTCTTAATACGTTCTGCCGTCATAAACTTACTACAAAACTCTTTTAGTTTCTCCTCATCTTTTCGATGTTGTTCTAATGATTCTACAAAATGACTCCATCGTTTGATCCATTTTGGATCTTCTACCTTTTCTCCTGCATGTGATTCTATATAGGCCTTGAATTTGTCCAATTTATTTTCTAAGAAGGCTCGAACCACGGTAACTGCAGGCCATTGCTCTCGATTTTCCTTCTCCACAATATCTTTTGCACATAACTGATTGTGTCGAATGCGTCTTAGATTTTCTACAAATGCTTTGATAACCGGCTCCGCTTCTTTATTGCCTTTGACGGATGCAATAAATGTGATCCATTCCTGATCCCAATTAGGGTGTTTTGTCATATCATTTTGTTGTTGACAATATATTTTGTAGATACCCTCTTTATTTTCTTGTATAAATTCATTAATTTGTTTAATTTTCCATTGTTTGGGTATAATTTCTTTCTTCTCTAGAAGTTGCTGAATATCATTTGAAATGGGCTCTTTTGGAAGAATGATCTCATTTAATGGTTTATATTCTTGAGAGATTGTGGGTTGTGTTTCAGGATCCTCTATTTTAATTCGTGGTTCAAACTTTGATAAACGACTAGTAATTTGTTTCTTGGAAATATAATCAGTAAGTTCTGCATATTTTTGTACGATTTGTGTTGCATTGTTACAAATGGATTCATAGGTTCGATCTTTCTTCATCAAATTACAGTGGCCACAACAGGCTTTACAATTTTCAAGAAGGTATCCTTTTGAATTATCAAATCGATCTACTCCATTATTTGTTAATGAGCCGCACAAATAACACGGTTGTTTCACTATTTCTGAAAATTCTATTTCCGATAGTTCAAAGGAGATATTGCGTGAATTTGTGCTCTTTGAATAGGCTTTATAGGATGGAATCGTTTTAGACAGATAGGTGATCCATTTTTCTAGTAATTCGGGCGAAATAGGCTGTTGTTTAGTTTGATATAAATGAATTACCTGCATTTTATCAATAAACTCTTGAGGATGTTGTGAACCTTTTAGAACATTACAGGTTTCGCAGCAGGGAACCACATTTTCTTCGATATACCCTTCTTGATTATTAAGACGATCGATTCCATTTACTTCACTTTCTTTATAATAATCACAATAGAAACAGGATTTCATAATTAATTCTTGAAATAAAGATTTAGAGAGGGAGAAAGAAATACCACGTTTCTTTGCGCCTTTGACATAATGATTCCAAATAACGTGTTTATTGGCAAAAGCCTCTGCTTTAAAATTTCTTTCGCGCTCAGGTCGTTTGCTTTCTTGTTTGACTAACTTCTCATAGCATGGAATGCATCGTCTAAGAGGCTTATCATGTTTTCCTTTCGCTCGTATCTCATCTGTCAAGGTTCGTCCGCAATCCAAGCAGAGATTGGGATCTTGTCGTTTTTTATCTTCCCGTTTTCGGTCATTGATTCGGGACTTGTGAAGACAGTGTGTACATGTTGCTTCATGATCTGCTAAGATTGTATAACATCCACGGGTAATGTCACAGTATTTAATATTTTCCTTATTTGCTTTATCGATGATTGCTTGGCGTTTATGCTTAGAACAATATTGCTCAGTTGTGTTTTTACCACAGAGTTCGCCTTTTCTTGCACCTTGCTGAATCGGTGCCTGGCAAGACATTCTTGTATATGCCGTAGAAGATAAGATGCATGGATGGTCAAATTTAGTGCGTTTGGATATTTCATATATTTTTTATGTACCGAACATCGGAATTAAAAAATATATTAATTTTTATTAATTTTTTAGTTGTAATACAAAATACAATACAAAACCAAGTAAAAGTACTTAGTTCGAGTAAGCAAGACCACCCCAAGTGGTATTTCCCTCCATGTTTCCAAGGAAGCTGGACTGTACCTTAAGCATTCTCAGGTTGATTAGACCTTCATTGAATACCGATGCCTTTGCAGTCTCTGAAACGGTTTCATAGCCTATCATAGCGGCCTTAGAAACTCGCCTGCGGATTGCCCAATCCTTTGCGTTTTTACGATGTCCGAGGTCATTATCCTGGATTTTCATTAGTCTTTCAACTAAGGAATCGTAGCAAAGGCTGTCAGGGGTTTCCCGCAACCAGGTCATCTTGCGGCGTTGGATCTCTCCAACACCACTAGCTAGTCATACTGTTTGTCCCTGCTTGATCGCAGGGCAGCTAGCTTTTGAGCACAGGTGATTTGCTAATGCAAATCCGTACATTAACGCAGCACAAGCGTTTAGTACGAAGTTAATGCCCGACATAATACGAAGAACGTTGTAGTTGGTGGCATAGACGCGGACCGTCGACGACAGGTTGGTGCCTACAGCGTTGTTCGAGACCGTCAACAGCAGCGTGGTGTTATCGATACGCGACAAGTTGCATGTGCCCGATGGCTGGTGCTGCTCAGGCTGGAGAGCGAACGAGTACACGTTGATGCCGACTGCTGGGATGTTGGTGTGGTGCTGGTATGGCTGGACCCAGTTGAAGTAGTTGCCATCGCGAACCTGGAAGCGGTCGTGACCGTTGAGCTGGAGGAGAGCAGTGATGGTTGGGTTCTTACCCGCCATACCCTCAACGCGAGTGACGGAGTAACCCGACTCGAGTACGCAGCGATCCCACCAGTCCGAGTAGTTGAATGGCTGCTGACCCTTCCATGGGTTGATGATGTTGTCATCGCACGACACGAACGAGTCACGCTGAACGACCCACACGAGTTCCTTGCATGGGTGGTTAAAGTTGAGCTTGAGCTTGTTGGCCGACGAGGTGATCGACTCACCACCCGTGAACTGGAGGACATCGATGAGGTACTCGTGCGAAACCTGGGCGAACTTGCGGCGCTCATCCGTGTCGAGGTAAATGTAGTCGACATAGAGCGAAGCAGCGGCGAGACCGCACTGGCCCACGCGGTTGCGAATGGCGTGTGGGTCCGACGAGTTCGAGTAGTCCCAGCAGACGTTGTTCAAGGTGTTGAACTCGAGGTTGATGCGGACCTCGTGGTACTGGAGCGCAATCAATGGCAAGGCGAGACCTGGGTTGCGGCAGAACCAAAACTGGAGTGGAATGTACAGGGTGTACATTGGGGCGCACGAGGTGATAACCTCGGAGGTGAGTGGCTCACCGCCGTAGCAATCGTTGTCGCAGGTCGAGCCACCCTGGTAGAGAAGGTTCGTGAGCTCGGGGACGTTGCCAACCATCTTGGCATAACCGGCCTGCTTACCAGCCTCCTGTGTAAGCTCGTTCCAAATGTGGAGCCAATCACCGTACTGCTTGTCGATGCGCTGACCACCGATTTCAATTTCAACGTAATCAATGATGTTGTGGCCGATCCAGTTGAGCCAGCGGAACTGAGCGCCTGAGCCGTCCGTCGACTGGAGAGAGACCTGTGGGAGGGTCGCCTGGAGGTACATGCGGTGGATCAAATCACCATTGCGCTGAATGGTGCAAGTGACCTTCTTGCCGAAGTTGGGAGCACCGTTGAAGGGGTTCTCAATCGACTCCATCGCAAAGTTCGTGTGACGGCGGTACACGACCTTAAAAAAGGTGATCTGAGGGTTACCGGTAAGGTAAACATCCTGAGCGCCATAGGCAACGAGCTGCATCAAACCACCACCAGTCATTTTTCTATACCTTGACTCAACAAAAAAAATTTGGAAAATCACAACTTTTGAAAAGTATGCCATGTAAACTTGTGAAAATAGATAGATTTGTACTATGAGATACATCATGAACATCGAGTAACAATGTAGAACATGATTCTTTTGTCATTCGCAAAGTACCGGAATCCTTTCCGTCCATTATGTATACTGTCTTTTCATGAATAAATTGACAAGTATACTGTATGATTCTGTTTTAATTGTTAATATCATTAACAGTATAAAAAAGAATAAAACATTATATAATGATGATTTATATGAGAATCAATTAATATAATTCCGGAGTATTCTCATTATAAAAAGAATTTGTATCTGTGTTTCTCTATATACTTTACATGAGTTTGAAAGGTCTATACGGCATAATATATTTCAGTAGGCCAATGTCCTAAAACAACCACACTTTTTCAGAAATCACGAGTTATTCTATTAATATATATAATCTATATATATTACACTATGATAATTTATATACATATTTGTCAAAAAGGAGAATGGCAACGGTCGTGGTGCATGTTAATAGAACAAATAAAAGACTCTGGATTATATGATAAATGTGAACAAATACGATGTGGCATATTAAGTGATACAGCAAAAACACAAATGAACGATTTATTCATAGATCCTAAAATATCAATTGTATATAACGGCTATTGTGCAGAATATGAACGTCCTACTCTTCTTCATATGCGAGAAGCTGCTATTAATAACGAGAGTGATGAATTTTTCTATTGTCATACCAAAGGTATACAATGGTATGGAACACCACATGAAGAAAATGTATTAGATTGGATAAAGCTTCTTATATATTGGAATATTGAATTATGGAGAACCGCAACAGATAAATTAAAAAATTATGATACTTATGGCTGTAATATTACAACAGGTAATGGACAATGGCCATTACATTATTCGGGTAACTTCTTTTGGGCAACAGGTAATTATCTAAAACGTTTACCATCTATTATCAGTGAAGGATACACTGATCCTGAGTTTTGGATATGTAGTGCTAATCCACAGTACTTTAATGCATTTAGCAGTGGTCATGAAGGAGGTGGTCATTATATTTGTAGGTACCCTGAAGAAAAATACAGAATTAAAACAACGCTTTAGTACGTTAAAATACCAATCATGTACAATCAAATTATTTTACAACAATCATTCTACCTTTTTTGGATTTTTGTATAGTCATTTTAAAATGGATTCTAGAAGATCCATATGGTGTTTTTATACCAGCTTTGCCAGTATTATTGCAGCGGTATGCTTATTTTTGAAAATCAGAGTATTTACAACATATATATACCATGAAAAGAGGGATTTAAAACCACTCCACTCATACCGTATAAGTAGTTATGAGCGACGGTGCGTTTTTTAAAGTGAAGAGTTCAAAGCGAAGTAATCCTGAAGCTCGTACCACACTCGATGCCATTCATAATCAGAAGATTCAAAATATGATGGAAGAAAAACAAAATATTGATGCCTATCGAGAAGAACTAGCACAAATGAGAAAGAAAATACAAGAAACATCATCGGATATGGAAAGTTGGAGACTGGAAAGAGATGCAGATGCTCTAGAAAAACGGATTCAGGCCATTGAAAATGGAACCGACGTAATGGATTATTATCTTCGTACAGGTGATATTTTGTATAATTATTATGATATTCAAGATAAAATCCAACAGGGCACTGCAACATTTGCATCCAATAAAGCCAAACGAGGGTCCATTTTAGCTATTTTAGAGGAGGTTGCATTAGATTCTACACCCGAAATGACAGGAACATTTCAACTCAATTCAAGTCATAATGGAGTAGATCATGCACCACCGAGTGAAAAGAAGAGTTTTCAGCGAAATCAGCTATTAAATGACTATTTACAACTAGAAGATCCTGCCATGGGTCGTAGTAATCAAGATGAATATGATGATCCATGGACATTATGTGATCATTGTGGAAATGAAATGAATATGTGTCTGAATGAAGCCAATTTGACATGTGCCAAATGTGGACACCAGGAATTTATTTTGGTAGATAGCGATAAACCATCTTATAAAGATCCACCTCGTGAAGTGTGTTACTATGCATATAAAAAGATCAACCATTTTAACGAATGGTTGGCCCAGTTTCAAGCGAAAGAAAGCACCGAAATTCCATCTGACATCTATGATGAAATCTTGGTACAATTAAAGAAAGAACGTATTACAAATATGGGTGCGCTAAAACCAACCAAGTTGCGCGAAATTCTTCGCAAAATGAAATGTTCAAAATACTACGAGCACATTCCTCATATTATTAATCGTCTAAATGGACAAAATGCGCCATTTATGTCACGCGAAGATGAAGAAAAATTACGTCATATGTTTCGAGAGATTCAGCCATCTTTTAAGAAGCATTGTCCAAAAGGACGTCGTAATTTTTTATCCTATGGATATGTATTATATAAGTTCTGCGAATTACTAGAAATGGATGAGTATTTGGCTTGTTTTCCATTACTCAAAAATCGCGACAAACTCTACCTACAAGATAAGACATGGGAAAAGATCTGTTCAGATCAGAAGTGGCAATTTGTACGAACTGTGTAGTACCATACGATAGCAATCATATTCCAAAAATAATTCCTCTGTAAACAGAAATGGCCAGTTTTGGTGCGGAATTTATGTATCACCTTGTGGTGAATAACATTGCACCGATTATGGCTTCTAGTCTTACAGGAATGTACTCCTCATATTTTTCGGGTCGAAATTTGCCCACCCCGACGCTTTTACAACCCTGCATCGATGATGAACGCGAATTGGATCAGCTACAAATGGATCGAATGGTAAAATGGATGGGACTCATTTTTGAAGATTCATTTGTTATGATTGACGCCTCTTCTTATCAATGTTCACCAGGCACGATCTGCTCACATACCATACCTTGCCCTTCTGCTGCACAAACAGGAGAGAAAGAAGAGACGCATAAAGCGTATAAAAAAGAGCTCTACAATATTTACATGACCATTGTATCAGACTTCAAACAATACCAGCATTGGAAGGAATATAACACAAACATTTGGGTCTTTTCTTCCTACCGAAACAAAAATACGAAAGCCCTTGCTAAGAAGATTCTAGATGACATTCGTCTCTTTCATGAAGGCTTAAAAATGTTCTCCATGTTTGAAAAATTGTAATGCATAAGTAGATGGATGCACCCCTTCTTCAACATCTTCCTTCAGAAGAAGAACGGGAGGATAACTCATCGATTGAAACGGATCAGTTGGATGAATTGGCAGCAATTCGCCGAACTCTTCAAGAGATTATGGAGGAACTCAAGGCAATAAAAGAGAGCCTTCAGCGCATGGAGAATGAATCAGGTTGTATCATTACATGATGTGGATTTCCAGGTTCACGAATGGGTTCGATCAATCGGCGCTCCAATTCCAAAATTCGCATTACCAATTGAATACTAAGGTGATTTTGTTCATGAATATAAGTTTGAATGAACTCTTCTAATTCGCGAATGCGACGTTGAAGAGCTTCCATTCTATCTATTCTTTTAAAATTGACGACGGGCATTGGATTCAAATTATAAACATGAAATCCCATCTTCAATTCCTTAAGAATCAGCTATCCTGTGTTACCTATCGACCAACACAGTTTGAGTATTACGCGGCAATTCACTTAACTACATTATATCAGCGACCCTTTTATGTCTATCAGGATCTTCCTATTAGTCATAAGCTTGATGCCGGATTTCCTTTAACAGACAAAGGCATTGATTTAGTAGATGAATGCTTTCGTCATATCGTGCAAGTAAAATATTATAATGGTACAAATAAGATTCATTATGGAAAACTGTCTACCTTTCTTGCTACCCCCTTGCTAGTTGGAAGAAAAGATCTGACTCTAACGCTCGTTCGAACACCGCAATCACGAGTTCATTCGGATATTCAGAAGATCATTCGACGAGGTGATCTCAACGACGTCGTGTTATCCTCCGATGTACGCGTTTGAGACGGCGGGTACCGCCTCGTTTAGGAGGAAGACCTCTTCTATGATGTGCCTCTACATCGTTATCGCACATTATTTCAAAATTCTCACATAAAAATGATTGTATACTTCCCATCCTACTATCTTCTTCGTTTTTTATGAAACCATCATAAATAATAGAATAACTATTCAATATGATAGGATATTATCCGTTGTGTATTTACAAACGGGCAGGGAAGCCGACAAGGTTGGCACCTAGACCAAAACCAGCACCTTGACGCGCCGTAACACCCACGCTTGGGCTAACTGCATCAAGAATGGCAAATACGACGGCGGCCAACACGGCAAGGGTGGCGACCTCATCTAGTGGCAGCGCCTTCTTTGGGATAAAGATGGCAGCAGCGGCAATCACGAGACCCTCGATGAGATACTTAATGATGCGATTGACAATTTCAGCAAATCCGTAGCCCATCATGTTTCTATATTCAGATCCAAGAAAAAAACTCACCCTGCCCAACGGATGAGTTTAAAGCATAGCAACACAGAGACCTCTAGAGATGAGCACGGACAAGAATACCGTATTGGAGGATTTTCTAGATGAAGACACTGAGATTCCAGGTCAGCGCTATGTGCTTCTCAGTTTTCTGAGTCCGGAGAAAGTCTTGGATAAAAAGGAGCTATTCTTCTTCCAACGATTTCTTCATGCCTATGAGGTGGACTGGAAGATCAAAAATCTCGAGAAGTTTTTAGTAGATACCGTAAAGACTATGAACGATGAGCTTACTGCTCATGCAACCGAGTTGGAGAAGAAGGATCAGTTCGAGGCTGCAGCCATCTGCCGTAAGAATCGTCTACGCGTGGATGACATTATGACCACTTATGGTGCTTTTATTCAAAAGAACAAGGCTGATTTAAATAAGACTACTATTAAAGATGCCTATGAGGACTTCATGTATACTCATAAGACAAAGCTAGAGGAAGAATTCTATTCACTAAACGATTTTCATACCTCCATTCGTGGCGTGAAGGTTCGTGGTGTCTATGGTAATCCAAAGGAGGCAGAACTAAAGGCAAAAAAGCTTCAGACAAAGGACAAGTATCACAACATCTTTATGGGTGAGGTTGGCAAGTGGACACCATGGGATCCTTCGCCACATGAGGTTCAAGACCAGGAGTACAGTAATGATCAGCTCAATACCCTCATGAAGAAGTACAAGGAGAATGAGGATTCGCGTGAGAAGTTCTTTGAGGAGCGTACAAAGGGTTCAAAGGTTGCGGGTGCACCCGTAAATGGTGCAGGTGGTGCCGGTCAATTTGATAGCATGTTTGGTGGTCAGGGTGATTTGGCCTTTCAGCGCAAGGTGGAGAGAGCTGCGGTTACCATTGAGAAAGTAGAGGAAAGTAAAGAGAATGTCGTGGTGAATCCTAAATAAATAGAAATGAACAAAAATAAATGATACATTATATCATTCGGTTTTTGTTATGAATAAAATCCATCTAACCCATTTAGTCCGCTACCGCCTACAAAGATAGGGGTGCATTGCTGTACGCTACCATCGCAGAATTGTCCTTCATCGCATGGCTGACCATTCTCGTTGGGGGAGCGACAGAAATAATCTGTATTACGATCAGGGCGCCATGTGGGAAGTTTGGATGCTTTTCCTATTGCAGGAATATCCTCAACTATTTCATTGGAGTACACATCGCCTCCCTGTCGCGGTGGACAATTGCTAAATCCATCAATATATTGTGGCTCCATTCGGTCAATATACCGTACAATCATCGGTAGGATGATAACAGCGACAACCAATAGTACAAACATTGCTCCAATTCCCATCGATTTCGTGTGGACCATATTCTAGAAAAGGCAGAGGTTTTTATTAGTAGCGTGTTGGTGGAGTCATAGGTAAAGGAGATAGTTCAGGCAGACGTGGCGGAATATCCGATTTACAATAACCATTCATACACCGTATATCTTTGCCTGAACACGGCGGCAAATCCACTCCACATCGTCCCGCATCTACAAAGGATTCGCATGACCGTACACTTAGCATAACATACGCAATCATTCCCACCAAAATGGCTACAAATAGCATACCCGCCATTTTTCGAGATTTACCATCCATTCTATTATATTTATATGATATAAATTGGAGGATTTATTATATTAACATATCCTTTATAGCATCCTTTGCAGCATCTTTTACTACGGCTTTTGCGGCAACACTAACAGTTGACTTCTCATCTCTTGTACACATATATGACAGAGACATATTGCTCAACTGACAAAACCCATAGTCCTTTCCATTTGCTTGAATTGCCTTTGGATCACTGAGAGGGTTAAATGTACCCTTCAATAGATCACATTCGTTCTTGGTATAGAATCGAAATGTGTTTTTCTCAACAAGTATATCTTTACCTTGTTCAGTGACAGAATAGGGCTCATTTGGCTTACCTGCTAATTTTCCATCAATCATACAATCATTTGAATAGGTTGATTCCATAGCAGTATTGAGCCCTTTACATTTCTCGCCATAGTCCGTATCAATGTTACTCTCCGATTGGAATCCATCCTCCTTCTTTTTTAATTTATAGCATCCTGCATTTCTCCCATTCCATGTCCCACCATCTAGTTTATTACAGTCTGATGGAGTATAGACACGACGATCCGATATATCTGTACCCAATGATTTCAAAAAATTCATTGTGGCACTTGACGGTTTAAATCCAGCTGTACCGCACACATCGGGAATGGTCTCGCCGACAAAGCCCTCCAAGAAGGGTGATCCGTAGAGAATGTAATATACCATACTAAGTACAATCACGACACAGACAATGCCAATATACATTCGATAGCAGTCTTCCATCCTATTAATACTTCTTATTTACATTAATGGCAGGACCCTTCAATCGCTGTGTACTTCGTGGATCAAATTGATTCACCTCCTCCTCTTCCTTAATTCGAGACAACATCTCTGATTGGCGCCATAATTCAGGAGCTCCCATTTTGAATTCTCCATGAACCTCTGCCTTATACCAAAAAATCGTATCCTCTAATTTATTGCTCTGTGTATTGTTATTGATTACAAGGCATTCATAATTCTGTGTACATTGATCCATCATTTGACAGAAAAACTCGAAGGAAGGAAATGCTGATCCGTAGTTTTCAAACAAACGACGACGATTGTTCATATAGGGTTCACGCAAAATGAAAACATAGTCAACATTGGTACGAAGCGCAGGTTGAATACCAAGAGGAAATTGCATAGTAATGATAAAAAATACCTTGAGCCAACGACCATTCATAAATAGATAGCGAATGTTCTTATCATGAGTCCATGAATCATCATACATACAGTCATCCAAAATTAAGAAGGCACGGGGATCAATGTTAGACTTAATGCCTCTGCCCTCATCCTGCTGAATTTTTTGCATCACCAGTTTTTGTCGTTTCACAAAATTGGCTAAAATAACAGGATTGTATTCGCCATGAATGAACATGGGTGGAACAATTCTTTTAAAGAATCCGTTAGACTCTTCCGTTCCGGAAATGACACAGCCCATCGGTAATTCTTGATGATGAAACAGTAAATCACGAACAAGAGTTGACTTACCGGTACGTCGGCGACCAATAAAGACTGCGACCGCATCTTGTGGAATGGATTTCATAACAAACTTCCGGAGATTCACATTTACTCCACCTTGTGATGCCATGGTAATTCTAGTACATCACTTCTTTTTCTAGCGCGTCACATATACACATTGATAAGTCTTGGAATGAATAAGATGAAAGCAATCTTACGGTCCCTACAACAACAGCCATGTAGAAATCACGACCTTACCGAAAATGATCGCATGTCCTTTTCCACATATTCCCATTTGCAACGATATTTTCCTGCACTCGATCTCTTTACCATTCCTGATTCTGCCCTTTCTCACAAAAATATGGAACTTCCTAGCAAGTATCAAATTGATCAATGGGTAGAGCAAAATGAAGAGAAACCAAAGTTTTGGAAGGCCATGCGCACTATATCAGGTGACACCAATTCCGTTGCAGAATCATGCGAGGTCTTTACCAAAGTTGTCCATTTGCTAAATCCTATTGACATGATCAAAGAGAAATATGTATGCCCTGAGCATCCTCTGCTCCCACAAAGCGAAAAGACATGGAAGCAGACTCTTCTCAAACTACATAGCCATAACAACCAGGCCTATGTTGATGCCGTTGCTAATTTTGTCCTAAGTCGCTTTCGTGAGTTAGATCTGACTCCGCATTGTGTCCTGTCCTATGGGGCGCTGACAGGTATTAGTAATAAATATCAGTTCAATATTTCCAACGAATACGACAGTTATCGCCAATGCAGATGGTTTTGGAAAGGTATGCAGTCACATAGCGCACGTCTTACGCTGATCCATTCCCATGCTGAAAAGATTGCATCCTATGATGATCTCTATCAGGAAATTACCACCTGCCCATTTGATGATGAAGATTCAGATGTCGAGCTGGAGCCTCTCGCCTTAGTCGAATCAATTGATCAAAGCGATGTAGAGTCCGTATCATCCTTTACATTTGATTCGATTGAGGAAGAGGCCGATAATGCGACAAATATTTTTGAGATCAATAAGAAAGTTACCAAACAGGCGCCCGTTGAGCCTGAATCTCCTTCTGAATCGGAATCAGAGTCCGAATCGGAATCGGAATCGGAAACGAATTCTTCGATATTTGATTTTGATATTTGCCTTGAGATTCCAAATATGCCCATTATTATGATTGCTCAGGAGGCACAAGAGGGTGTCATGGATGAACTATTGGATGAAGATGTCATGGATGGCTGTAAACGCGGCAGTGCTGCATGGGAGCAACGTTGGGTTGCCTGGTTATTTCAGATTATTTCTGTGCTCACTTTGTTACAAAGTACAATTTGCTTTACACACAACGATCTTCACTCCAACAATATTTTATGGAGAAAAACGGATAAGCCATTCTTATATTACAAGAAGAAGGATGGAACGGTGTGGAAAGTGCCAACCTATGGAAAGATTTTCACTATCATTGATTTTGGCCGCTCTATTTTTCGTCTTGGTCGTCGTCTATGGGTATCGGATGACCACTGGCCCGATCAAGATGCAGGAGATCAATACAATTTTGGCCCCTTCTTTGATCATAACAAGCCAAAAGTAGTCCCCAATCCATCCTTTGATCTTTGCCGCCTTTCGGTTAGTTTGATTGATGGTCTTTTTCCTGATCCACCTTCAAAGAAAAAAGGAAAGGGTGTTCCCATCTTGAGCCAAGAGGACTCCTGGATTGTCTATGAAACAAAGTCACCTCTGTATAATTTACTATGGAGCTGGACGGTAAATGATGCAGGGCAAACTGTATATGAAGATTGTCACGGAGAAGAGAAATATGAAGGATTTGAACTCTATATTCGGATTGCACACGATGTTCACCAGGCGGTGCCAAAAGAGCAACTGCACCGTCCCGTGTTTCAGAATTTTGTTTGGACAGAGGCTATTCCAGCCGAGGAAACAGTATATTCTGTGGGAGAATAATAAGTATGTTAAAATATATCATGTGATAGAGTGATATCATATGATACATCATATATCGGATCAATTGGTTCCGCAACACGAGTTATCGGCAGCTGGAAGTGGTTCACATGGGCAGCCATTGCTTACTGTTGTGCACCCACCTTCTCCTTTACGATAATACTTCATCTGACCATTATTAACGGTATTGATGATAGACTGATCCCAAATTCCAAGAGCAGGAGCATATCCTGTATTTGGATTAATTGGATTTTGGATGCGACGAATAAACGAGCCGGATTCTGCTTTATTCTTACGACGCTGCGTGATGAGCGAAGAATCATAGATGGTAGTTGGCATGTCTATCTTATCGATGCTATTTTATTTCGTTTACCTTCCTACTAAGCGTGGTGGACCAACCTGCAGATCCATATCGGCACTCTCGCCTGATAGTATATTGGGTACTGCCATAGATAATTCCATAACAGGGAATACATCGGGAACAAGTACGCCGGTAAAGGCAATCAGAATGGCACCGCTAATAAAATCTTGTAAGAATTGAATATTTTTATATTCTTTATCCTTATATTTTGCACCCACATAACTTAACAGAATAAATACGACTCCTCCCACAAGCGTCCAGGGGAACCACACTGGTATCATTATTCAGTCCCTGCGAGAAAAACATCGACAGCTTCTACGCAGTTCATCACAGTGCATTATGCTAACACCTCATATTCTTCCACTCCAATATCTTCATTCTTTGCATCGAGAAGATCAATGTCAAGCTCATCTAAGAACGAACCGCCTTCTTCCATAATTTCTAGAACCGGAACCTCCTTATCGGATTTGAGGTCCTCTTCCTCTATGTCCTTTGGGTCATAGATCATATCAGAATCATGTGGATGATCGGAATCAAATACAGCGTCAAACTCTCCAAAGCGAACCGTAGGCTTATCATCAATTATAATGGTAGGTTGCTCCTTTGGTTGTTCCGTTGGTTGTTCAGGTTCCACCACTTCTTTTGGTTGTTCCTTGAGTTGCTCCGATTCTTTCGGTTCAGAAACAGGAATGGCTTCTAACTCTGACATGATTGAAACTGGTGGTGGAACATTTAGTGAT